TTAGCATTTTGGCCAGCCCTTGCCTGTGTATTCGACGAAACCTGGGGTGCAAGGGCGGTCGCGGATAGGTCCACGATGTGTGCGGATTTTTACATCAGTATCATAGTTGTTTTCTTCTTCAGGTACAAACGCATCTCGCCACTTACGCTGCTGCTTGATGTCCATGACCGCACGCTTGCGAGCTTTGTCAGCAGGTGAACCCCATGTCGTCGTCGTCTTTTCTATTGCTTTCCAGCGATGTCCTTCTCCTTTGGGCGTTGCACGTTGAGGTCGAAACTTCTGGTTGGTCTTCGTCTTCTTTTCGCGTTTGGGCGGCTCTGTGTTTTCTATCGCACACTTGCAGTCGAAACACTCGCAATTCTGGCATGCGGGTGGCTCGTCGTTCACGATGAAATCAATACGGTTAATCTCTTCAATCGTAGCACCTTCGTCAAGACCGTAGTCGAAAAATCGAGTACGTTTCATCGTTTCGCAGAGGGAGCAGCAGTTGTTGAGGCAGATAGTAGAGTTCATTCTTAGAGCGTTGGATGACCGAATAAATATACTATTTGGGATTAATCGTTTCAATTTTTTTTTCAATCGTAGCTTTGCAAGACCGCTTGTTGTGTCCTGTCTCATTGCAAAGCGAGCATTTTACTTTTATTTTAATAGTTACTTTGTCTACAGTTGGTACACTAGCAACTGTAGACACAGCAGGTTTAATTGGTACCAATGGAACAACTTGTATTGCAGCATCCACTTCTGCAGTGACTCGCGCTTCAAACAATTTATATTTACCTTGTAGTTCATTCCACACCCGGCGTGCTTCTTCAATTTCACGAATGATAGCATTTTCTTCCATCTTGTGTTTCTGCCAAATGGCTTCGCGAATTTCTTCTTGTTCTTCGGTTAAAGTTGACATTCTATTATATATACTTTAAATAAGTAAAATCATTTCAATTTTAACAAATATTACTTTTCAAATTAGCATGCCAACAAATAAACGGATGCATAACTAAATTAGTAAGCATTTTTCTAGAATTCAATATTTGATATTGAACATCTAATGCGTGTATAATTGTATGATTAACATTTACTATTTTTTCAATATTTTTGTTATGAATAAGTAGAGCGTGTAATCCCCAACATTGATTATTAGTATCTACATGATAAATATTATCTACAATATGTTTTCCTTTGTTTCCATTATTATTTCCTAAAAATAAAATGTCAAAATCAAGATTGTGTTGTATAATTGTTTCTATATTAGAATGTAATGTTTGAGTATCAAACACTACATCATCTTCAAAAATAACACTGTATTCACTTTCTTTATTTTGCATAATATGTTCCAATAAACCTATATGGGATAAATAACAACCAATTTGTCCTGATTGCCAATATCTAAATTTAGTAAGTTTTATACTTGGTTTATTTTGTTGAATGTAATTTACTTGTTCATTGACAGGAACATGAGTTGTATTTATACCTTTAAATATTGTAATTTCTTGATTAAAATCTTCTTTTAATTTTGTAATATGAGCCATTCGTTCTTCGTGTTCATCGCAATGTATCAAATAATATCGGATTGACATATATATTGAATATAATTTACTTAAAATTGTTTTCTTTATTATAAGTAGACATGGATGAAATGTGTGTTATTAAACGTGATGGGTCCATTCAACCTATGATGTTTGATAAAATATTACACCGTATTAAAACCCTTGGCAATATGGAACCGTCTCTTCATTTAAATTACACACAGTTAGTGATTAACATTATGGACAAAATGCATGACAAAATTACAACTACACAAATTGATGAACTTACAGCAAGTGAATGCGCCTACAAATCATCAAGTCATCCTGATTTTGGAACGTTAGCGGGACGAATTATCGTTTCCAACAATCACAAAAATACATATGAATCATTATGGAATGTTGTTTCTGTTTTATTCAAACATAAAGTGATTAGTCAGGAATATCATGATTTGATATGGAAAAATGCAGGAATTTATAGTTCTATGTTAGACTTTTCAAGAGATTATTTGATTGATTATTTTGGATTCAAAACGTTGGAACGTGCCTACCTTATGAAAGCAGATGGTGTTATTATTGAACGACCTCAACATATGTGGCTCAGAGTTTCTGTTGCTATTCATAAAGATAATTTTGAAAAAGTAAAAGAAACGTATGATTTAATGTCTATGAAAAAATTTACCCATGCCACTCCTACTTTGTTCAACGCAGGAACCAACTGCCAACAACTTTCTTCCTGTTTCCTGGTAGCCATGCAAGATGATTCTATTGACGGTATTTATGATACGTTGAAGCAGTGCGCTCAAATATCCAAACGAGCAGGTGGAATTGGTCTGCACATTCACAACATTCGAGCCAAAGGGTCTCATATTGAAGGTACGAACGGTGTAAGTAACGGTATTATACCTATGCTTCGCACGTTTAATGAAACGGCACGATATGTTGACCAAGGTGGTGGAAAACGCAAAGGGTCTTTTTCTATTTATTTATCACCAGACCATGCAGATATTGAAGATTGGTTAGATTTGAAAAAAAATACAGGTGATGAAAATTTGAGAGCGCGTGATTTGTTTTACGGTATTTGGATTCCAGATTTATTCATGGAACGTGTGAAGAACAATGAAGAGTGGTCCATGTTTTGCCCACATCAGTGTCCAAGATTGAACGATGTGTATGGGGATGAATACAGACAATTATATACACAGTATGAAACCTGTGGAAAACAAATTAAAAAAATGTTGGCACGTGATTTATGGTACAAAATACTTTCAGCACAAATGGAAACCGGAAATCCTTCTATTTTGTACAAAGATGCATGTAATTTGAAATCCAACCAAAAAAATATAGGAACCATTAAATCGTCCAATTTGTGTACTGAAATTATTCAGTACAGTGATAAAAATGAAACGGCTGTTTGCAATTTAGCCAGCATTTCATTGACAAGTTTTGTAAAAAATGGCATCTTTGATTATGAAGACCTTCACTATGTAACAAAAGTAGTGACTGTTAATTTAAATAAATTAATTGATGTGAACCAATATCCAACCGAAAAAGCACTTGCTAACAAAACACATCGTCCTATTGGAATTGGCGTACAAGGGTTAGCCGATGCATTTGCATTAATGAACCTACCATTTCATAGCGAAGAAGCCATAGAAGTAAACAAACTTATTTTTGAAACCATGTACCATGCATCAGTAGAGCAAAGTATGGAATTAGCCAAAGAATTAGGACCTTATGATACATTTCAAGGGTCACCATTATCCATGGGTAAATTTCAATTTGATTTGTGGAAAGTAACTCCATCGAACAAATTTGATTGGAATATCCTCCGTGCCAATGTTCTAAAATATGGAGTGCAAAATTCATTGTTAATTGCTCTTATGCCAACTGCATCTACATCGCAAATTCTTGGAAACAATGAATGTTTTGAACCTTTTACTAGCAATTTGTATGCTCGACGAACGTTAGCTGGCGAATTTATTGTAGTCAACCAATATTTAGTAAAAGAATTGATTGACCTCGGATTATGGAATGAAACACTTAAAAATCAAATTATAGAACAAAAAGGTAGTATTCAAGCACTTGACCTACCAGATGCTATCAAACGAAAATATAAAATTGTATGGGAAATTCCAATGAAACATTTAATTAACATGTCTCGCGACCGCGCCCCCTATATATGTCAATCTCAAAGTTTGAATTTATGGATTGCTGACCCTACTACATCTATTTTAACATCGATGCACTTTTATGCATGGGAACAAGGTTTGAAAACGGGTATTTACTATTTACGACGCAAACCGAAACATCAAGTACAGCAATTCACGATTGTTCCATGTGACAATTGTAGTGCTTAACGTCTGCTTTTACGCCGTCTGCTTTTACGCTTTTTTTTTCTGCGAGTACCTCCTTTACTACCTGATAATTGTTTAGTTAATGAATCAAACTTTTCATTTATTTCACCAGAGTTTGTTTGAATTTTAAGAACAAGAGCATCTATATTTTGTGGTTTGTTGACCTCTACTTTTATTTCCTCTTCAGATTTAGTAAAATCTACTTTTCCATTAAACGCTTCTAATACAGGCATAAGAAGTGTTTTATTCTCTTGTATAAATTCTTTGGGTGATGTTTTTTCCTCTTTACATAATTTTGTTAATATTTGATATTTTGAATATAAGTCTTGTTTTAGATTTTGTTCTAAAGCTTTATTTATTTTCATTTTAGATTCTTCTGTTAATAAACTATTGTATGCGACACATACTGCTTTAAAAGGTGGAAATCTTGCATATACAGAATAAGGTACTACGTTTGCTACCATGTTCGTTCCTGTTGTTACAGCATAATTTGTAATTCTTTCTTGTGCCATTTTTGCAGCTGTATTCATTAATCCATCCATAATATAATAAAATAATAAATTGAATTTGTTTATTTATACTATATAAATAAACAACATGTCACGTATTCCAGTGATACAAACGTTAACCCTAGGAAAATTACCTTCTACGTACCAATCCTCCATTCAATTATCTAAAGATAATTTATTATTTCAATTTGCATCTACTATTCAATATGGACCACAAATTATAAGTTTAGCTGTTCCACCTTATCGACATGCATTTTTAATAGATATTCAGTCTCATAAAATATTAGTTTCAGATTGGAATGGGGAAGATAAAGATTCTGATTCCAATTGGCAAGAATATTATGCATTTTTGCGATTATTGCATAAAAAATATAATAAACCTATTGAATTTTATAATGTCGACCAACAATTGTTGGAAGATGCCAAGTATATCCAATCTATTTTTAGTGGTGGAGGTTGCGCCCACTATATTTATGAATGGACCAAAAAATATTATCCAGATTATACCGTTTGATGGCATAATTCTTGTAAACCTTTATCAAAATCTTCTTCTACTATCCATCCTAATTGTTTTAATTTATCATTACTGATATAGTATCGTTTATCGTTGAAAGGTCTATCTTTGATATAGGTAATCCAATCATCATAGTTATCTGTATGCTGTATCATGGTAATTATTTTTTTTGCTAGGATATCAATTGTATATTCGCAAGAATCATCACCACCAATGTTGTAAATTTCACCAATTACACCTTTGTCTAAAATAAGTTGTAATGCTCTAGAAACATCTTTGACATGTAAAAAAGAACGTACATTACTTCCATCTCCTTGAATAGTAATCGGTTTATTTTCTTTTAACAATTTTATAAACAATGGAATAACTTTTTCAGGATATTGATTTGGTCCGTATACATTATTCCCACGTGTAATAATGATTGGCATTTTGAAGGAATGATAATAGGATTTTACAATTAATTCTGCTGCTGCTTTGGTTGCAGCATAAGGGTTGGTAGGACACAATATAGAATTTTCATTTTTTTTATTTTCATTTTCTTCCAACATGGATTCGCCGTAGACTTCATCTGTTGAAATATGGATAAATTTTACAATTTTTCCATATAATCTACAACATTCTAATAGTGTGTGTGTGCCTACAATATTGTCGTGTGTATATTTTAACGCATCGGAAAAAGAAGTTTCAACATGTGATTGTGCGGCAAAATGAATTACAGTATCTATGGTAAAATGGGTTAATATGTGTTGTATTAAATCAAACGAAGCTATATTTCCTTTTATAAATGTATAACGGGATGAACTTCGGATTTCTTCTGATACATTATGTTCATTTGCACAATAATACATGGCATCTATATTAACTAGTTGACAATTTGATTTGTAAAAATAATGATTAATGAAATTAGACCCAATAAATCCACAACCACCTGTAATTAACACATGTTTCATACCTATATATTATTTTAAAATATAGTATAGATTACGAATTATTAGATGAAACGGATTGAATACTATTTGCTAATACTCCATAATAAGGGGTATTGACAGCTACTGGATTTGCATAAATAGATGGAGGTGCATTCGGAGGGTCAGTTGTTGTTTTTACATTTGATTTACCAGTGGCAGGATTTAACCCTAACACAAACATTATATAAACCGCAATAACTGTCATCATTACAAATGGAATAAAAACAATTAGCCATGCAATAACACTCATATTGTTTTCGCATAATACATTTAATAATAAAGTACCTATAGTACATAAACCAAGTTTAATTAACACCATATTGTATAACCCATAATACACATCATAGGTTATGTGCATCGCCATGAATACTAAATACATTAGAGCTGGCATACACAATTTTTGAATCATATACAAAGTGTATAAAAAAAATAATTAACAATTGGACCCGATTTGATTTCGTGTAGTGCCGTTAGGGCAACACCCATATTTGGTTGAAGTACATATAGGAACATTACAATTCGACCTATCTGTATTACTAATGGTAACACCATTTGGACAACAACCAAACTCAGTATATGCACAACTTCCTACACAATTTGACCTATCTGCATTACTTACAGTATGTCCATCTGGACAACATCCATATTGAGTCCTAGAACATAATGGTGGACGAGTACGTTTATTATTACAGTTACTTCCGATTGAATTACTTATTGTCATATTATCAGGACAACACCCATATTGCGATTGATTACAAGAAGAAACTTCAGTCAAGAGTTCAGTTGCCATTTTACAACTACCATCTGCATTTTTTGAACCATCTGAAAACGGTGGAGTAATATCATTTGCAGTTATTGGAGGAGCAGGTTGTTTAGTGGCACTTGTAGGGAGACTTGTGCTAGTTGCCCATTTATATCTAAAATAACTTATAACAAATAATAAAATAATACATATACCCCATAATACAATATAAATTCTAAGTTCTGGATGTTTCATTGCATCTGAAAATAATAAATAGGATAAAAAAAATACTATAATTCCTTTAATCATTATCATGATTCGTTTTGTGGAATAGATATTAACGTAATCATTTAAAAGACGTTGTGATGTTAAATCTAATTCTTCTATATTTCCATCATTTTTTTCTAAATTAGAATACATTTTTTTTAAATTTTTTATTTCTGTATCAGTGTGCTTGAATATTCGGTCATTTTGTATTACTTTATTTTGAATGGTGGTATGTAGAGTTTTGATTGTTTTAGAAATACCATTTAATTTGGATAATTCTGTAGTATATGCAGTGTTTGTATCAGATAATTTAGAAGAAGGATAGATTTGGATTGTTTCATATAATTGTGTATAATACAATTTATCTTGTTTGAGTAGTTGTTGCATATAGGTATTTTCTTCTAAAATAGATGTTTGATTTATTTTTTTTTTGGTATCATCATACATTTTTTCAATGTCCATTACACTTAATCTATATTATTTATAGAGTAGGAACAAATTCCCAATTTAATTCTTTACATATTTTTTTCCATATTTCATCTTGTTCAATTTGTTTTTCACGGTCTTTTAACATTGGAAAATAGGGTAAAAATTCTGTTTCATCCAACAGTTCACATAATTTGTAAATGGTATAGTAATAATTTAAAAAGTTGACACGGTCATCTGGACAATATTTGGCATAAGGTCTCTGAATTTCCATGAATAAACTGCACAGTTTGTCTTCTAATTCGGGAGACATAATAGGCGGTTTGATACCTAATTTATCTTTAATAAAGGGTATATGTTCATAATATTTGTTATATCCAAACTTTTTTAGTATTTCTTTTGCTTTTTTGTTGGTGATAGTGGAGACATTAATTCTTTCTTTTTTTATTTGTTTTTGAATATTTTTGATAATTTCATCAGGAATCTGTGTACTTTCTTTAGCTTGAAATTGAGCCAATATTTCTCTAAAATGATTAATTCGTTTGTATGCATAGAAGCAGACTTCTTTAGGAGGTTCTTTGTACGATGTTTTTTCATGTTCTACTAAATACATAATTTGATTGGCACAATTTGGATTATTACATATCAAAACACCCTCATAATCTATTTGAATCATTTCTCCTACAGAACATTCTTTACATACAAATACATTAACTATTGTATTTTGATTGGAACTCGGTTCTTGAATATTTTTTAAATATTGTAAGTTATAATTGTTACATTTATAATCTTCACTATACTTTTCAAGGTTGAAAAATTGATGCAAGGTTTTAATAGGTGTTTTACATTCTGATATTTTTTGTTTTTCTTCAAAATAACCAAAAATATACTTACTGTTATCTAAATAATAATCAATTTGTTTTTGTTGTAATTTAGAAATTTGTTGATTTAATGTTGTAATTTTGTTCGCAGAATCCTTTTGTTGCCTTAATACTACAATTTCTTGTTGAAGTTTAGGAATAGTTATTTTAGTATCTTTGTTGAATTGTTCAATAAAATCAGAGTGTTTTTTGTCTAACATGAACGGAATATCCTTATTTTTTTGTTTGTGCATTGATAAGTATTAAGTTGAACATTTAAATTAAAAATACATTATTATGTAAATGAATAAACATAAGTTTATAATTAAGGCAATTAACGACGGGTGGATTGTCTATAAAAAAAATAATACTTATATTTTTGAACGACGGCATAACGGGCTAACCAAATATTTTTTAAATTCGTATATTGACAAATTTTTACAAAAATATAATTAATTGTTTATTTTCAAAATTTTTTTCTTTAGCAATATTATAAGATGGGAGGCGGTTTAATGCAATTAGTAGCTTATGGCGCACAAGACGTATACCTTACTGGTAATCCTCAGATTACTTTCTGGAAAGTGACCTACCGTAGGTACACTAACTTTGCCATGGAATCCATTGAGCAAACTTTCAACGGTCAAGCCGACTTCGGCCGCCGTGTAACATGCACCATCTCCCGTAACGGAGACCTTGCTTACGACACCACACTCCAAGTCACTCTCCCCCAGATTGGCCAGCAGCTCGCCAACCCTGCCCCTGTTGGCGGCGCACCAAGCGCTGTCTACGCTCGCTGGCTTGATTTCCCTGGTGAGCAGCTCATCTCCCAGGTTGAGGTCGAGATTGGTGGCCAGCGCATCGACCGCCACTACGGTGACTGGATGCACATCTGGAACCAGCTTTCCATGCCTGCTGCCCAGGAGCGTGGTTACTACCAGATGGTCGGCAACACCACCCAGCTCACCTACATCACTGACCCTTCGTTCTCGGACGTCGACGGCCCGTGCCAGGCTGACGCCCCCAGACAGATTTGCGCTCCTCGTAACGCGCTCCCTGAGACCACTCTTTACGTTCCTCTTCAATTCTGGTTCTGCAAGAACCCCGGTCTCGCTCTTCCTCTCATTGCTCTCCAGTACCACGAGGTTCGTATTAACATCGACCTTCGTCCTATTGATGAGTGTCTCTGGGCTGTCAGCAGCTTAGATTGCAACGATGGCCAATCGGTCAAGGTCAATGCTGCCTACAACCAGTCCCTTGTAGCTGCTTCGTTGTACGTCAACTACGTTTTCCTCGACACGGATGAGCGCCGGCGCATGGCCCAGAATCCCCACGAGTACCTCATTGAGCAGCTCCAGTTCACTGGTGATGAGTCGGTTGGTTCGTCCTCCAACAAGATTAAGCTCAACTTCAACCACCCTGTCAAGGAACTCATCTGGGTTGTACAGCCCGATGCCAACGTCGACTACTGTGCTTCGTTCACATGCAACCAGGTGTTGAACAAGGCTCTCGGCGCCCAGCCTTTCAACTACACAGATGCCATTGATGCTCTTCCTAACGCTATCCATGCCTTTGGCGGCCCCAAGGCAACGGCTGAAGGTGGCCCATCCGGCAATGCATTCATTGACAAGAACGGTCTCTTCCAATTGGCAGGTGCTGCTGACCACGACGTCTCCCAAAACGCATATGATCATTTCTGGAATGCAGAGGCTGGTCCTCATTACGGTGACACCGCTGGCGGCGAGGGGTATTACTCTACCCCCAACCTTGCTCCTGCTAATGGCCAGGGAACTGAATCGTACGTCTCGGATGCCGGCACATTCGTACTCTCCCAGACTGCTCTCACCCTCCACTGTTGGGGCGAGAACCCAGTTGTCACTGCCAAGCTCCAGCTCAACGGCCAGGACCGCTTCTCTGAGCGCGAGGGAACCTACTTCGACCTCGTCCAGCCTTTCCATTGCCACACCCGCACCCCCGACACCGGCATCAACGTTTACTCGTTCGCTCTCCGCCCCGAGGAGCATCAGCCATCCGGCACATGCAACTTCTCGCGCATTGACAATGCCACCCTTCAGCTCGTTCTCTCCAACGCAACTGTCCAGGGTACATCGACTGCCAAGGTTCGTGTGTACGCCACCAACTATAACGTTCTAAGAATTATGTCGGGCATGGGTGGCCTCGCGTACAGTAATTAGCTGGGACATACATGGGACATACAAACATATATTGTATTATCAAAAAAAATATTTATATTGTTTTACAAATATTATAAATTATTTTGGTAATTGTTCAAACATCTTCTTTATTTTTTTTACGTTGTTCTGCAATTTGTTTAGCGTGTAATTTTTTATATTCTTCATCTCCATACTTTTTACGTAATGCATCGCGTTGAGCTTGTTTTCTAATTCTTTCTTTTTCACGTTTTTGTTCATCGGTTAATTTATTACCTTTTACAATTTGTCGTGTTTCTTCAATACCGTTAATATCATTTTTAGTTTCTTTTTTGTGTTTATGATAAATAAGCATACATTTATTCATAAATGCATCATATGTATTGTCTCTTTTAATATAATTACAATTACCACAACATGATTTACAATTATCTTCAATATAGCCAAGTGTATTATCCATACGGTCTAACCCATTTTTATGAGTTTGGCTTGGCATTTTTCCACATAAATAACAAGATTCTTTTGTTTTTTCTTCAAGAAATTCTTTTGATATCATAAAATCAATACTTCGTTCAGATGCACGCATTTTATATTTTTTATAATTTACGGTAATAATATCTTTAAAATCATCAGGATACAATGTTCCATTCACCATTTTTAAATGGGTTACTATATGTTCTGCACGATGAATAAATATAGTTGGACCTAAACATCCTTTCATCATGTTACACATTTCACAACAAGATACTACATTGTCCAATTTATATCCTTGTGTTGAATTAACTCTATCTATTCCATTAAAACCTTTGGATTGAATTATTCCACAATAGTAGCAAGGTAACACTACCATATCCATAAAATCTCCTTTGGTAATTGTGAATTCCAACTGTTTTGTTTCTGCACTTCGTTCATAATTTATAAAATGGTAATCAATATTATCATTTTTTTGTTGGTTGATTAATTTCACTTTTTCGGGGTTAGCATCACGCCAATGTTTAGCTTGTTCTGCATTGCGTTTCAGAAATCCTTCCAAATTAGATTCAATGAGCCTTGCTCTAGCTTCCAGCCAGTAACCAGCAACTTTTTCATAATTTGCTTCTTTCCAAGCCTTTTTTACTACTTTTCGTTCTGGTTTCTTGGCATTTTGATTCGCTAATTCACGCACATGTTCCTTTTCTCGTTTTTCATCGGCACGTTGATTTGTTTTTCGGCAAAGTAAACATGTCTTGGTTTCACCAAGTTTTCCTTGAAAAGATTCCATAGGTTTTAGTTTGCAACATACTGAACATTGCTTTTCAGTTTCTGTTTTGATAACTTCACCACGTTTCTCATGGTCTTTTTCACGGTCTGTTTTTAAACAAAGTTCGCATCTTGAATATGAAGTTAACTGCAATTGAGAACGGCATCCACGAATGGAGTTGGCACAGCATTTTAGTCCGAGTTCGGTAGTTTCATCAATAAAAACACAGAGTTGGTGTTTTCCGCAGTACTTGTTCAATTCACTTTTCTTAAATTTGCAATCTTGTTTGGCACATACAATAATTTCTTTTTTGGGTTTAACACGACTTCTGCATTCTTCACACGTTTTTTGAGTTAAATATTTCATCTTTTTACAACCAGTACAAAGTGTGGAGTTGGTAATCATTTCAGGAGTGTAGTCTTTCATATAAGTATGAAATTTACAAAAGGGACCTTTAAATCGGCAGGCATTTCCGTTTACGTCAAGGGCGGGACAACTCATGGGATAATCATAACAACCAACTAAAAATAAATCAATTTTAAAAACCACTCAAGTAAATTGTGGATAAATCAAGGAACTAATACAATTATTAACAATTCAAGTAAATTAATCCATATAATTTCCAAGTGTATAATTTTCAAACTATTTGTATTATGAATACACATAGTTTAATTGCACATAGTCATGTAATCTATGATAATTTGAATATCAGTAGGTAATGAAAACCCTTGAAGTGATACTACATTTTTTAAACCATACATCAATCGATACAAAAACCATCTGGGAACAACCCACCAGAAATTCAAATAATTTCGTCTTAAATCTGTTCCAAATACATCATTTACTTCTAATATATAAAAATCTTTTCCTTTCAACAAACTCTCTTCATTTTTATATTTTATATCATATCTTCCTGCATTGAAATTTGGTATTTGATTACTTATTTTATCTATAACAGCACTTAATTCAGGTGTAATTTTATCTGTAAGATTGGTACAATTAAAAGATACTCCACAACCAGGTTTTATAGTATTTGTATCATTTTTTTTAACCATAGATATAATAAAACCCTTGTTGGATATTATATTTTTTTCATATAAAATACTAACTTCGTTATCATACTCTATAAATTCCTGAATTAAAAATAATTTGTTGTGTTGAATATAATTATATGCTTCCGAACTAGTATTTATGATGGTAACTGCATTTGACATACCAGAACAATAGATAGGTTTAAATATAACAGGATAATGGATAAATTCTATGTTCACATCATCATTATATAATATAGTAGTTGGTTTATATTTATTGTTAACATATTCCAATGTTTTATATTTGTTCATTAAATTTAGATTGACATTTACATTTATAAATAATATAAAAAATAAAAGTAAAAATAATATAAAATTAATTATATTCATAATGGTTATCTTAACAAAAAAACTAACTATGAATGTAATTAGTACACTAATTACAAAATCAATAGTTAATGTATTATGAAACATATATGTATATAATAAAAAAAGATTTAAAGAATAGACTTTATTATATGTATAATGCCCTTGTAGCTCAATCGGAAGAGCGTGTGACTGTTAATCACAAGGTAGACAGATCAAAACTGTCCGAGGGCGTTATCTATAGTACAAAATTAATGCATGGTTTCCCGAGCGGTCAAAGGGGCGGGGCTTAAGATCCCGTGACATCTGTCTTCGTGGGTTCAAATCCCACATCATGCAATTTTTAGTATAATATATTCATTTAAAAATAATGAATATATTATGGAAGAATTAATTATACTTGTTTATGCATGTTACACAAAAGAACCTTATAAAAGTCAAATTAATTGTGTAAATAACACATGGGGTAAAAAATGTGAAGAATATAAGAATGTAAAATTATTATACTTTTTAGGAGAACAAAAAATACATGAATTTAAGGATACAGATTGTATAAAATACATAAATTTACCTGGAGTCAAAGATGATTATTTATCTGCATCTCATAAACAATTTTTAGGGTTAAAATATATTTATGATAATTACAACCCAAAATTTGTAATATGTTGTGGAACTGACACTTATTTAAATATACCTAAATTATTGATATACATTAATACATTTAATAGCAATGATTGTTTATATATTGGAGGACATGGATGTAACAGACAAATTGGTATAAACAATTATTATTTTCATTCTGGAGGTGCAGGGGTCATTCTATCCTATAATTGTTTACAAAAAATATATAAATTATTAGATAATTTGGTTGATACATGGATAAATATATGTAAATTAAATAATATACAGGAATTAATCCCTGCATGTGATGTGGCAATAAGTTATTATCTGCAACAACCTGACATTAATGTCACAATAAAAACAAACGATTTATCATTTATAGGATGTAATTATATGGGAAATAATTGTTGTAGAAATAAAATAAATCTACAAAATTTAATTTCATGTCATTACATGAGTGAAAATGATTTTTATAATTATACAACTATTTTGAATAAAAATAATTTTTTTATATGAGTTAATACATAATTTAATAATATAGGAATTTATCTTAATGTTATGGATACTTCCTCTATTATTTGCAATTATCATATGGTTTCGTTTAGGATTTTGGAATCGTCAACCTATACGGCATTATTTAACGCTATATAAAAAAGGATTGCTTGCAGACCACCCAGTAAACAATAAATTTGTAGTTCCACAAGTATTCTTCTACAATGTAACTGAGTTGACTAAAGAATTAGAAAATGAATTGTATGAATATGTGAAAGAAAAACAGCCATCTTATCATAAAAAAACACATTTTATGGGATATTTAAAAAAAGGGTATTTGTCCATCTATCGTGAAAATACATGCATTCGCGGATGTATAACAAGTCGCGCAGTTGAATTTATGTTTGATAAAGAAACCGTAGATGCCTATTCTACGGATTTTTTGTATGCAGATACACCCTATATTTTGAAATGTTTGATACAAAGTCATGAATACAAAAAACACAACATTGCTTATCCTACTTCTATTTTTAGTTCTACAACAAAAATTCAATGGGTCATACCCATTACAACCTATGATATACAATGGGTGTATACCAGGTCGTTTAGAACATACAAATTTCCATTAACGACCAAATTTATAAAAGCAACACCATCTTCATTAAATGAAATATTTACTTGTTTTAAAACCTCATTTTCTTGTCAAATGACACCTTCTATGTATACATTATCTTCCCTTATCGAAAGTCAAAATATATCTATTTATTCTATTTATAATCCTTATTTAGTTGCTATTTTATTTTTTAAAAATAGTTACGAGTTAGAAGAAGATTTATCCATTGTAGATTGGATAGGAACTATTGTAGTAGACAATAAAAATAATGACTTGTTACAAACAGTTATTTCAACTATATTACATGGTATTCATAACACATTTAAAATAGTACGTATTCATCAAATATCACATACACCAGCGTATACTACACACTATAAAACTACAGAGTGTAGGAAATATGCATATAATTACGGAATCTATTCATTACCTCCTTCTCAATGTTTTTTCTTATAATAATACATGTGTTGGAACCAATATATATCGTTAAACACTTATGTATTTAGTATGGGAATGTTGTTACTTATGATATACAACAATAATTATACTCCTTACAAAGTTAACGTAAATGTGTACGGATATTTTTTCATTGTATCCTTTTGTTCCATGCAATTAATTGAATATTTTCTTTGGAGAAATTTAGAAAATAAAAAATTAAATTATTTGTATTCATTATTAGGTCAATTGTTAGTTACACTTCAACCTATTGCTTCTCTTCTTCTTTTAAGCAATACTATTCTTAAAATTCTAATGATAGTTGTATATTCTATCTTTGTAATAGGTGTATTTTTTACACACAAAAAAGTATTTAAAACAACTACACAAAATGGACATTTGAAATGGTCTTGGGTACCCGTTCAATATTATGTTTATTTAACATGGTTGTTCTTTTTGATGTTTAGTTTTGTCATGAATCACCATTATATTGCTGTTCTAGTTGCTCTTTTTCTTTTTGCCATTACTATTTTTACTGCACCAGAAGGAAGCGGAGGGTCATTATGGTGCTGGACGATTAATTTTTCCATGATTTTTTACGCAATGTATTTGTTGTTGTACATGCCTTTCAAAGAATTAAATGGATGTTAACTTAAACATTTACGATGTATATATCTAGCATGAAAATATATACATCGCTATTAGGTGTAAATATAGCAATGAATCATTTGAACAGTAAAACACAAACACGATGGATTTATGATAAACCTGCATTATTACATCAAGTCAACACATGGGCTACACAAATTCCATGGATAAAACCCTATTATGCAGTAAAATCAAATCCTCTTCCGTATATAATCAATGACCTTGTTCAGTATAAAGTAAACAATTTTCATGTTGGACTAGATGTTGCATCATTAAAAGAAACACATCAGGCATTAATGTATACAACGCTAGAGAATACAATTTATACAAATCCTCATACCATTCCTCGTGAAATAAAAAAAGATATGCAATATAATATAAAGGTAGTGGATTCCTTATGTGAATTAGAGTTATTGCACAAGTATAATATAAAATGCCCCATTTTAATTCGTATGAACAGTGGTGTAACGATTGCCAATATTAATCTAAATTCTAAATTTGGAGCAACACGAGAAGAAGCCTACGACATTATAAAGTTAGCCAATAACTATGGATATGAAATCAAAGGAGTATCGTTTCATATTGGTTCGGGCGGAACATTTTCAAGAAAAGAAGCGTTTAAAAATGCGTATTATGTTAATGCACTACCTGTATTAAACTATATTGAATTATTCACCGACGAAAAACTAATATTAAATGTGGGTGGTGGATTTTTATACGATACAGATTTAACGGATGCACTCGGATGGACAAAAAACTTGCCCTATGAAATGATTGCAGAACCTGGAAGATATTTTTCAGAACCATCTCATGATTTAGTAGTACAAGTGATTGCAAAAACACCCAAAGGAATATTCATCGATAATGGTGTCTATCATGAATTAAATTGTTATCATCGCGACCATTGGACTATGCCAAGATTGACGCATTGTATACAGGATGGTAAATTACAAGATATTCATAATTATAAAACACAAGTTGTGTTTGGTCCAACTTGTGATAGTTACGATACATTGGGTAAACAATTACTTCCAGCAGATATAGAAGTGGGAGACCAACTACTGTTACCAAACATGGGAGCGTATACGAATGCAGGAATGGTAGAATTCAATGGAATACGCGGAGCATCATCGTAAATTATATTTGTATAATATATGTATACCATTAAACAATACAGTTACGATAAAGCAAAAAAATTGGGAGTGCAAATAAAACCATCTACCAGAAAAAATAAAAAAATAGATGTTTATAAAAACAACAAACGAATTGTATCCATTGGTGCTTTAGGATATGGTGATTATCCAACATTTACACAAACGGAAGGAATTGAATCTGCCAACAATCACAGAAAACGATATAAAATTCGACATGCTAAAGATAGAAAAGTAAGAGGAACACCTGGTTATTATGCCGACCAACTTTTATGGTAACGTTTTGTTTTATTGGTTCTTTTTTTTATTTTTTTGGTTCTTTTTTGTAACATTGCTTCTACTTTTTGTTTACATGGTATATGCATGGTTTTAATATAGCTAGGGTTTAACGTTTTATTGGTTGGGTCTAAAGTGGAATCTTTTCCTGTATATGTAAAAAATGGATATTGATATACATATGTTTTTATATGTTTAAATATGTAACGGTCTGAATGATGATAACCATTTTTTAGAACAAATTGATTATTTATATATTGATTTTTCAAAAAGGACAATACACTTTTTTTATTTACTATATAAGCAGCAGCACAAAAATGATTGTTCCAAGGTGCATATAATTGTTTTGGCATTTTACATAAATAAGATACTTGAATTATTCCCCAATCAGGAGGAGCATTTTGAATGCATGTATTTAAATCTTCTTGCCAATATTTTTTATAATCTAACGATAAATCATCTTCTACGATTAACGCAATTTCATATTTACTTTTTGAAAATTCTAATAATGCATTTAAATGAGATAGTAAACAAGCATAGATGTTTGTAGGGTATTCATTTTTCATATTTTTTAAATGTTTATGTAAAAAAGGTAGAATATCTGGTCGCATGCCATCAATAGCTGTAATACGATGTTTTTTCATGGAATCAAATACATCATCCTTTAGAACGGTTTCCATAGAACGTCGTCGTTCTAATGATTTATCCATATTGATATAGTAGATTGCTTCAACTAAATTATTTTCCATAATAAGTATTTATATTTTTTATATTATCGTAAAAGAATACATGAATCAACAATATTCAAACTATGTAGTTAAAACATTATCGATTCATTCCGAAGACCGTGATATATATCAATGGCCAGACCCAACACAATTCGAAATTACTGCACCCGTTGACTATAAAAATGTAGTAAGTCTTCGTTTGAATGATATTGAACTACCTTCTTCCTACTATGTTTTTTCAAATATAAATCAAAATACAAAATTATCGTTTACAGTCAATAATCAATCCTATACATTAATCATTACTTCTGGTACGTATACGTATGACCAACTTGTCAAAGAATTAACAGATAAGTTGAATCAAACTGTATCGAACACCTATACACATTTCAAGGTTACCTACAACCCTGTAACTATGAAATTATTATTTTTAAACGACCAAGATGTTTTTCAATTTGATTTTACAAAAGCGGAACAGTATGATTGTAATCCACCTATTGTATGTTACGATAATTATACGAATTGGGGGTTAGGAAGTTATTTAGGATTTGATAAAAAAATATACACATCGAATGTAATTGAACCAGAATATACATTAAATTTAATTGGAGATACCTATATTTACATGGAATTAGCCTATTACAATAATATAGATGAAATTGCTCCTTATGCCTATAAAAGTAATGCAAGTATTCATCCAAAAGTCGGAGGTAAACATAATTCTGCCTTTGCAAAAATACCTTTGTTTCCACGCCGTATTGTGTCGTTTTCAAGTAGCGAAACATATTTATCCAATATATTTGTTAGTAACCCCCCACTAGAACGTATACAAAAATTCAAAATTAAACTTCGGCATCATGATGGTAGACCAGTAAATTTTAATAATTGCAATTATACATTTACAATTGAAATAACTATGAGAATCAATTAAATCACTTCATTTTTTTTGATATTTTTGTACATTATTTTACATTTTTCATAAATAGGGTCGATTAAATGTTTTTGTTCTACAATAGGAATATTCAATGCAATTGTTTCACAACATAATGAAATAGCATAATATAACAAAAATCGTCGGCGTTCGTTGCATGCAGGTGTGTAACGAATACAAAATAGAGAAAGTACAGATTTCATAATTTTTTGTATCGTTTCATTCAATTTGGAAGAATAATGGAGAAGTATTTCCCATACTATCCATATACTGTCTACTGAATGTTTCGCACATAATTGTCGCGCATGAGCTACACATTTTTTTTTACTTGTATATTCCAATATCCATTCAATCCAATAACAAGCATCTAACGTATGTTTAGTGTACAATTGGTAAGAAAATTCATTCAAAGGTACAAACAGTGATTTGGGGTCATCCGATTTGAAAATGGATTCAACAAATGTAACGGACGGAGCTTTTAATTTATCGGTTGTCAATAAATTAAAATCCGACGTATTAAATTTTATAACTTCATAACTGTGATGTTTGTTCGATAGACACATAATAGTAATAATCTCTGAAAGTAATTTACGAACAATTTCATTGTTCCGAATAGACAATTCATCTGACGTTTCAATACACTGTTTAAATATGGTAAATCGCGATTCAATGTAAAAAGGTAATTTTGGATTGGATACGTGAATATGTTTAGCGTAAAAGAATAAAATAATTTCCCAAATATCTGTTACATGACCGCTACATAATAATTCAATGAACCAATTCATAGAAGGTTCAATTTTAGACTGAATTAAACTTTGCAATAATTCTTTTTTAACAGCACTTCGTTGATATTTTGAAAAGGTTGTAGTCCTGAATTGGTCTATAGTTCGTTTATCGGAAATGATTTCCATAGTGTTGATGTTTATAAAAAATTGAATATTAATACTTATTTTTAATCAATTACAAAATGATTTCTCCTTGGGTACTTGTATTTATACTATGTGTATGCCAATACATTATTGCTGTTATCTTATTTGAACACCAAAATAAAACACGATTTTTACTTAATCAAACTTATTCGACCTAAATGAAATAATTTAAATACTAAATATAGTATGCTTCTTTATCTATTACTCATATTTACTATAGTGGCTTTTGTCATTTCCTTTTCTTTTTTTAAGAAACAAAAACAAACCCAAACTAAAGAACTTATTTTTAAAACAAATAGCGATGTATATGATAACGAATATGCAGAGATATATGACATAATTACAAATGATTATTATCGAAAACAAAAAGAGTTGGACACCGTTTTAGCTACTACATCGAATAATAGTGTTTTGTTGGATTTAGGTTCGGGTACAGGTCATCACGTACATGAATTGAACCAAAAGGGAATTAAATCTGTTGGAATAGACAATTCTTCTGCAATGATACAACGTTCTAAAAATTTTCCGCATCATTATAGAGAAGGAAATATGTTGGATACGGATTCTTTTTATAATGAATCATTTACACATGTTACATGTTTCTATTATACTTTATATTATGTTCAACACAAACAACAACTTTTTGAAAATGTATATAAATGGTTGACACCTGGTGGATTGTTTATAGTTCATTTAACTTCCAAGTGCAATTATGGCGTACATTCTATTCAAAATACCAACTATACCTACCAACGAAAAATTCAAGAAAATAAAGTATATGAAACGATTACACGTGGTAAAAAAGTAAGAAAAAATGAACACAAATTTTATTTGGAACCCATTTCAGACATTGTAAATATGGCTCAACAGGTTGGATTTACGGTCGTTTCTAGTGAACGATATAAGAATGATATGTTTTATGTATTTAAGAAACCGGAATAAATACATCTACAATGGACCATTATGGAAGTAGAAGTATTTCGATTGTGTACATTTGACAAAGAAGTAAATTATGCATTTGCTATGAAAACTCGAACGGAAGGGTCTTATCCAAATCAAAAATATTATACGACAAATCCACTACAATATGTTGGAAAACATATAAGTAGTGCGAGATGGGGATATGGAGACAACGGAGGAGGTTCAGAAACGTTTGATAATAATGGTACACGAAGTGAAATCGTTTATGATTATGAAGGAAATACATGTTTTGTTGAATGTTTTTTAAAATAGTAAAGTATGTGTAAAATTGACCCTCTACCTGACGCATATCAAATTTACATGGGAAAGAAACCGCCGCCATCAACATCTTCTACAAGTTTATCTCCGGCGAATATTGGATAAAAACTATTTGCAGTATTAACGTTTATTTTTTCTTGATTTGCGTTTACTTCCACCGGATTTGGAGTCTTTGACTAAAATTTTGGTTTCATCATTATAGTATTTTCTCCATATTGCTAAAGAACGTTTTGCTTCTTCTAATTCTTCAGGACTTACTTTAACAGGTTCCATACTATTTACCTATATTTTTTAAATGTTCTTTTGTATTTTTTACCACCACGTCGTTTTGATTTTTTACCTGATGTTTCATCATTATCCTCATCCCGTTCTCGTCCTCTGGTTTCATCGCGTTGTGCTTCATTTTCTTGTTGTCTTTGTTGTGCAGCTCTATACATTTGCTCTCTCATTTCCTCTCTTGTAGGTGGAACTGCCATAGCAGCAGGACCTCCCATTGCCATAGCAGCTTGTGCCGATTGATATTCTTCATTTTCTATTGCTTCTGCTGGAGTTACAGGATTACGTAATCGATAGAATAAATGAAAAGGTGGAACATGTTCTCCAACTACTACTCCCTCTGCATTACGCGTTGGAACTGTGTTTCGTCCTGCAAAACATCTGCAACAGTGAAAATCGTGTCTAAGACTTTCTTTCAATTTACTAATACAATTCAAATGATATGCACCTCCACATACATCTGAACCATCTGGTAGTTGTGGATGTCTGCATGCAATAGTTACTTCCTCGCCAGTTTCATCATGAACTATGTCAAAACAAATTCTACATTCAGGTGTTGCCAGTTTTGCATAAAATTTACTTGCTGGTAATTCTTCAAATTCTTCTTTTACAGTAGCTGGCATAGGTTCACTAAATAATCTATCTATGTCATCACGTGGTCGTCTAGGGGGTCTACGTCTTCTTCTTTCAGCACGGCTTTCATCACGGCTTTCATCTAGTCGGCTTTCAAGTTCTCTATACCTCTCGAGTTCTTCATCTCGTCTAGCTTCTGCCGCTCTTGCCGCCTCGACAGCACGAGGGTCAATCCGTCTTGCTCTTTGTTGAAAAAGGTCGTCATCGGTTAATGCTTCAAATACACCTTGTAATTGTCTATAACGGTCTAATGGCATGACAGCTCCGCCACCTCCACCGCCTCCGCCACCGCCTCCGCCACCTTCAAGTTCAACAACACCGGCGGTTGCAATTAGTCCATCAAAATATCGAGCAGTTGCATCAAATCTACCTCTAACTTGTTGCTGTTCTCTACCTTCTCTTATGTTACCTATATAATAAGATGCAACTACAGTTCCCAATCTTGTTAAATTTTCTGGATTTGCTAATCTTTCCATTGTTGTATTTATTTCACCATTTCCACCTGCATCTCTGCGTAACCCTCCATCTCTGTGTACAATAAAATCAATTAATCCTTCCATGGTTGGCGTAGTTAATGCAAATTGAAGGTCGCGTACTGTAATTCGTCCATCTCGTGTTCTAATTCTACCATCACGTATAACTTCTAATATACGATTTATTAAAAGTTGTTCGAACAAATGTTCCATAATTCTTCTAACATCACGAACAATAGGTTGTCCAAGCATAGCACAAGTTAATTGATATTCACGATATTCAGCATTTACATACTGATCTAATGACATTTCAAATGTAGCTATCAACCATCCATGACCATTCATGATAAGACGAACAATATCATCATGTGCTGCTAATGCTACTGGAATATCATCTCGTGTTACTTCACTAAACAAAGCTGCCCGTAATGAACCCAACATTCCTGCGTGCGCAGTTTCAGGGTTGGGTAAACTATCTATTTCTCGTCGTCGAGCTTCATCCAACTCCTGCCGCCATCTTGCACGAAGTTCTTCTTCTTCTAACTGTAACCCATACTCAGCATAACCATATGGGTCTGATGCTGCATATCTACTACGCTGAGCAAAATCTGGTATTTCAGGTGGTGGAGCTGCCATTAAAGCTTGAATACGTGCTTCGCGGCGAGCAGCACTAAGTGCATTGTACAATCTCTGAAACTCTCTCCTCTCCATATAATTATTTATTATTTTATTTTGCAAACACAAACAATATATTTAAATGGAATTGAAGTAAAATAATAAATAAGTGTATCTGCAACCCATTGGGGTAACCCTTTTTTGATTACAAACGAGTTGAACAAATAATTATAATACGGATTCAACGTATTTCTGGTACAATCATATTGTTCTAAACTAAAAGTTTCTTCCATTTGCATTTGCCATTCTGTATAAGATATTTTGGGAATACACAAAAAATCAGCTATTGTATCTATATAGAAAGAAGAAGGTGTATTATCGTTTAATACTATAGTACTACAGACTATGATTCCATCTTGTTTTAATTCATTTTTTAGATTAGGTATTGAAGTTGAATTTGTTTCAATGGCAATGATTCTATCCCATTTTTTTTGTTTTTTTTGTTTTTTTCTTTTATATTTAATTCCAGTATTAACATGTAATATAGTATGACTTGGTAATATATTAGCATTTTTATACATAAATGAGTATAAATTAGCATTTGCCTTTTTTATAGTATTATGAGATATATCCCATAATCCGTACGACATACAATCAGGATTTATATATTTTTTCCATATTTTATGTACTGTCTCCACATTAAAATAATGGTCAACAAAATACTTGTAATAAGCAGAAAGTTCAATCAAACATAATATAACAACCAAACAAATATATGTAATGTATTTGATATACATAAATTTTACTTAAGAAAATAAGTTTTGATTTTCTTTTTATTTTCATAAAAAGAATAATGGCTTTAGAGAAAAAGAAAATGAAAAAAAATTGTATTCGAACAGCAACAAATACAATATTAAACTCTTTTGAAGAATATAGTTTGTCCAAAAGAGTCATTGGATTAATATATATATTTTTTCATTATTTTATTATGATATCAGGAGCATTTATTATATGTTTTAATACAAATATTGTTCATTTGTGTTGTACTTTAATGGTTATATCTTTAGATGCATTTTCTATTGTTGTGTTGCATGGATGTCCATTGACCCAGTTAGAACAGAAATATTTGAATACAAATACATCGGAAGACCGTTATCAATTTTTCAAACAATGTGGTATTGTATATACATGTCAACATCAATATGATAAACAAATTGAATTATTGGTCAATGTATGGTTATTAATTGCTGCAAAATGTTTATTAATTACATGTTTCAACACTTTTAAGATTAAATTACACAATACAAATCAACTTTATACATAAGTTATTATATAATAAATAATTACTATGCAACTACTATGAAAAAAGAATATAAAATAAAAATACAAAAACTAGAAGACAAAATCAAACGAATGGAAGAAGTTACTGTTGGTAAATCTATTCTTAAAAATATATGGTCATGGATAACCATTTTTATTGCTATTTATTGTATTGTACCAGACCAATATGGTAAAGGAATATTTACATTTTTTATTTTATATTTTTCTTCTTATTATTTACATATTGAAACACATAAAGTTGATACTATATTCACATGTTTGCATCGGTATCACCATGAACATAATAATATTTTCTCACATTTTATACAATATGCTCTTGAACTAAGTATCCCTACTATATTTATATTTTTTTATTTAATATTTGGAACTATTTTTTTAGATAAATGGATTATTTTATTTTCTACTTTATTTTATTCCAGTATTCATAATATTAATTATGGTTATTTACATACAAATAATGTACACAAGTTACATCATGAACATGTTATGACAAATAATGGTCCTGACTTGTGCGACATTCTATTTGGAACAAAACATCCTGATGATACGATAGAAAATACAAATCATTACATACCTAATGTCATTATTATCACCCTATGTATTTTGTGGTTGAAACGCATGTGTTTACACGAACCATTGAATACATTATTTTTTACATGTTGTTGTTATTTTGTACTCTCTTGTTTTTTGTGTTATCTGTTTACTTCTATTTATTTATTTTATCGTTTAATCACAACTTTATAAAGTACCATTTATTGAAATAAATGTTACTTTCTTACTTTAATTAAATGGATTATTTTTTTTTATGTTTGCTTTAACCAATTGTTGTAAATTTGGATTTTGCATGGATTCAATAGCAGGTGATAGACAACAACTCCAAGTCATATTCAAAAGAATAATACTATAAAGAATGAATAAAATTACAGCTGTTTTCAAACTAATCGTGTATCCTAAAATATTCATATATAAGTATATTATAAAAAGTTAACTGATTTCACTTTTAAATGACCCACTTGGAACAAGTGAATAATTTACATTTTTAATATTAAACACGTCTAAATAGGACCATAATTTCCAGTCCCATAAATTTGTTCTTTTTCCATAAGTAGATTCATTATTAATTGAAAAATTGGATAATGGATGTAAATGTTCTAGTGCATGAGTAATAATACGTTGATTATATAATATTGCAGATGTACCACATCTTGCTCCTCTATTGTCTAGAGCAATAACATCTGCAAGTTGATTTATATTAATATAATGTACCATTTGTTGGTATATTTGTTGATTCAGTTCTCCATCATCTTCAAGAATACAATACCAATTATAATTTGGATATTTTGTTAAGATAGTTTGAAAACATTGTATATTGGATAGACATAACCCTTTGGTTCCAAAATGTCCATTCTTAAATAAGCCAGGAAAACTTTCAGAGACATTACCATGATACGTCCATGATTCGTTATTTTCATAACATTGAAATGTTTGACCTATTAAATTTGGTTTAGGTTGTAATATTTGTTTTGCTGCTTCATTATTTTCCATCGTTTTACCATCAATTCCTTCAATACGTATAAAGTCGCATTTATTTATTGTTTTAAGTTTTTGTACACTTGATTCTATTTTATTCAATCTATCTTTATTTTTATTCATGTTTATGATTAAAAATAGTATAGATTTGTCAAACACCGATTGAAATCTACCATTTATATTTTGATATTCGATAGTAGGATTGAAAATAAATTTATTTTTTTCATAGGTAGAATCTATTTTTTGTAGTTCACATTCTACTACATTGTCATAATAGATTACATTTTTGGCAGAATTTACCCAACTTCCTTTACAACTCATACTAGTTGTACAGATTAAATTTGAATAGTGCATAATTTAGAATCGGCGGGGTCGGGAGTTTGTGTTGTGTAACCCAATAAGAAAAGTCTGCAATAATAATTGTATTTATCGGTCGGATGTTGGTCGGGTTTCAAATACAAAACTACATGTATTTTCTGGTGTATTTTCACGATTATTTGTTTGAATAAACTATCGTCTGCATCGTTGGACCATAGAAGGTATTTAGTTCTATATTTCAACTTGCTGGTAGGTATCAACACAACAACAGAAAAACGATTTTGAGGTATTTCATCAATTCCTTTTTGCATCACAGGTAATGCTGTTTCTTTTGTTAATGGTTGTTGTGTTGGATAAACAGAACCTCGAAGTAAGATAGGGGAATCGAGGCTAAAGCCATATATATTAGTGTTTATTTTTTCTTGACTTTCTTTTATTTTTGTTTCTACGTTTTGTTCCGCCATCTCTACGTGATTCTGCAGGAGTAAATGGAACGGCATCAGCTACTGGTGCAGCTAATAATGGCAACATATCATTTAATTCTTTCAATGACAATGGAACTAAATCAAATACAGGTGTAGGTTCAGTCTGGTCGCATTTAGGTAAACTTGCATCAAATCCATACCATAATTCAGAACGTAATGCTATATCACTTGCTATAAATTTTACAACCGGTTCAGATGGAGTTAATCTAAAAAATTTAGTTCCTTTTGGAGGTTGATTTCTTTTTACAAAAGTAGGCATATTAATTAATGTTTGTCCTTGACCTTTTAAATATAATCGTACAAATTCTCTTGCATTAGGTAACAATATTTCTTCTTTTTTCATTTCACTTGTAAAAGTTACATCTGGTTTACATTCAATACATGTTTGAAAAGGATATCCACATTTATTTAATTGATTAGTTGAATCAATTACTATAAAATCAATTGTACTATCTTGTAGACTTAATAGTTGGCCATGGTGAAGTGATAAAACAGCATATAGTTCAGTTAATGATAATTGAGAACCGGCTACACACGATTGTATTACATTTATAAATGATTTAAAATAAGGTATAATTTGTTCTGCGTAAGGAGATGACACTCTACCATCCTCACCACGGTGCGGTAAATTCGAAAGTTGTACTATACGAAATATTTGATCCACTTTAGATAAAGATGATAATTCAGTTATTAACAATTTTAAATCACGTTGAAATCCTGGCTGTTTTCTAACATCTTGAGGTTGAAAATTAGTGAATATACCAGATGATGGGTCATCTAAATTTTCTCTTAAATAAGCAATAAGTGCAGTAGGTGGTCGAGGTACAACGGCAGCCATACTATATACAATTATTTTTTTCTAGATTTACGATTCTTTTTATTTCTGCGTTTTGTTTTACCACCACGTTTTTGTCCAAAGATATCATTTAATTCTTCTAACGACATTGGGACTAATTCAAATACACGCAATGAACGTTCTTTATACATGTCTATTGTATCTTTATCTATTCCAAATGCGAATTGACCTCTATCATTTAACATTGCTGGTGGTTGTTCTACTAATCTAAAAAATTTTTTAGCTGAAATTTTTTTTGAAATATCAGGTTTTATTAATAATACATGTTGTACAAATGTACCATCTGATTGTTTTATTGGTGGAACAAATTTTGCGTCATATCTTGAAGAAGAAAGTAATTCTAAATTTACAAATAACATGATTTGATCTCTTCGATGTTCATCTTTAATTATTATAAATGATGGATCAATTATACCATGTATTTTATTTTCATCATCAATAACTATAAATGATTCATATTCATGTAAAAATTTTATTAATGGCCAATTTAATTCACGTATTTCAGATGATTCTGATATAAATTTCAATACAGATGTTGAAAACAATTCTTCAACTGATTTTAATTTTTTTTCTGATAATGCACCTTCACTAGGTACAACTGGCTTATCTATTACTTCAGAAACTGGTTCTTGCTTTACTTCTGGAATAGGTTCTGTAGGTAGTGGTCGGCCTAACTCTTTTCCAAACATTTCATTTAATTCTTCTAACGATAATGGTACTAATTCAAATACAGGTGTAGGTTCAGTTTGTTCACAGTGTGCATGTAGTTGTTCATCCCATGCTTCACCACGTTGAATTCTGGAATCAACATATTTAATTATAGGTGGTTGTTCTACTAACCGAAAACATTTTGTTCCGGGAATAGCATCAAACAACCATTTAGGTATTACTAATAATGCGTCACGACCAGTTAACTTAATCTTTACAAATTCTCTTGCTTTTAAAGGTAAATAATATTTTTGGCGAATACGTTCTTTGTCACTGGATGGATGAGGAAGTGCAGGAGCATCTGGTAAACATTCATACATTATAGTGACAGGTCTATCCATCGATATTCCATGAGCTTGATTAGTTGCATCTATTCCTATAAATCGAATACTGTCGTCTTTCACCTCTTTCATAAAATCATGGATAGAGATGCGTAAACTAATAATATGATATATATCGTCTAAAGATGCCATAGTATTAGTTTTTATTTTTTCTTGATTTACGATTCTTTTTATTTCTACGTTTTGTTTTACCACCACGTTTTTTTCTCCAAATATATCATTTAATTCTTCTAACGACATTGGTACTAATTCAAATACACGACGTATAGGTGGTTTTTGATCAGGGAATCTTGATCTAGCTAGATAAGTCTCAATTTCACTAACACCGCCATGAACTATACTGAGTAGTTTACCTTGAGCTGGAGGTTGTTCTACTAATCTAAAAATTTTAGTTCCTGGAACTATTTTACTAACCATCCAGTCGGGTGGTGGGCTTAGTAATACTCTTTCATATTTGCTCAGATTACCGAACCCATCTGCATCCATATAATGAGATGCTATCTTATATTTAGATGGAGGTAAGTCAGTTAGTACCGCTAATGAATATTCTCTACTACCTGGAATTTGTATTTCTTCTTTATTTTTTATCTTATATTTCATTTCTTTTGAAGGATCTCGTTCTATTATACCCGAAAATGAGGGGTTAGTAGACGTACCAGAATAGCTAAACATGTGGGGTTTGGAACCCATATTAATTCCAGTTAAACGATTTAAAGGATCTACCATAACATAACAACCTGTATTAACTTGTTCACATATTGACAAAAATTGTGATACTGTTTTAGGACCAGGACCATCAAAACCATGTGCTTCGTTTAATACCATTTTATTAGTTAATTCTTCTAATGTTTTTAATGGTCTCGCTACTTCAGCTTGTCTTAATGGTTCTTCACGTCTAGATACTTCGGCTTGTCTTAATGGTTCTACACTTCTAGCTACTTCAGCTTGTCTTAATGGTTCTTCACGTCTAGATACTTCGGCTTGTCTTAATGGTTCTACACTTCTAGCTACTTCAGCTTGTCTTAACGGTTCTTCACGTCTAGCTACTTCGGCTTGTCTTAATGGTTCTTCACGTCTAGATACTTCGGCTTGTCTTAATGGTTCTTCACGTCTAGCTACTTCAGCTTGTCTTAATGGTTCTTCACTTCTAGCTACTTCAGCTTGTCTTAACGGTTCTTCACGTCTAGCTACTTCGGCTTGTCTTAATGGTTCTTCCCGTCTCGATACATGAGGAAATAATTCATTTAATTCTTCTAGTGATAAAGGAACTAAATCAAATACAGGAGTTGGTTCAGTTTGTTCACAATGAGGATTATCTGTCCATGCTTCTTCACGTAATATCCTAGAATCTATATATTTATGAGCTGGTGGTTCTTCAACTAATCTAAATATCTTGGTTCCTGGAACTTCACCAATATTAAACCATTCAGGTTTTAATAATAATATTTTTTTAGAATCGGGTGAATGAATCATTGTTTCTATAAATAGTCGTTCCTCTGGATGTTTGAACCCAACTATTGGAAATTTACCAGAAGAAGGGTGTGGATAGGGTGGAGCATCTTTTTTACATTCAATCATAGTTGTTTTTTTATGTTTATTGTTTTTTTCACCTAAATTTATACCATACACATTATGGTTACCATCTACTCCTATACATATTATATTATCTGTATCTTTAAAAACATCCATAAAATCTTGTATAGTTAATGTGTTTAATTGTATTCCTCGATACAATTCATCTAATGTTAAATTTCTTGCCATATTATACCAAAAGATTAAATTTGAATGGCACTTGGATGTGCTTTCTTGGTTACATAGGCCTTAAAAATGGGTTTTACCAATTGGGCTTCAGGAGTGTGCGCATGAACAGTTCTCGCAATCATCTTGTACAACTTGAAATCTGGGTATCTTTCTTCACCATTCTTCTTGTAGAGGATGTTTCTCTTCTTGTCGTCTAAACACCATTCTTCAACCAATTCATAGACGGGTGTATCATCTGGAATAATATCAAGCATAGAACATGCTAACCGACACAAATCAAAACTGTAGTTGGGTTCCAACACTGGCTTTGTGACATCCATAAATGGTTCCATGTTGTATTGTGTGGCTGCATCACCATCGGGATGAAAACTGTCCGATACAAATTGTTTTCCTTCAAATGTGTAAATAGCGCGACCAAAATCAATAATCTTATAAATACGGCCAAACGTAGGCACTTTGTAATGAACATTGTTGTGTGTGTAATAGACAAACTCTTCTGTAGTGTCTACGTACATGATGTTGTTGGTATGCAAATCGTTGTGAGTAAATTGAAATTTCTTTTGGTACATGATTAACGTCATAATGACTTGCATTAACGCAGATGTAATTTCTTCTGGAGATATACATTCAATCAACAATGAATCCAACGTATCTTTGCATTTCTCTAACGCAATGATTTGAACTGGAAATTGGTTGATTTCAGCGATAAGACCATAGCTGTCGAAATCATCATCGGATGATTCCAAATCATCTGTATAATCAGTTTCAGTATTGGAAGATTGGGAAGAACTATCCGACCCTTCATCCGATATGACTGCTTTGTCATCAGTGTCTAATTCTTCGGCAACCAAATTGATATGTTCTAGTTCGAATGTACATTGGTCTGAACATTCCTTTTTTTCTGTTACAAAAGAACATTCTACATTTTCAAATACAAGGGGAATGGATTCATCTTCCAACACTAGTTTTTGTCGATTTCGTTGGGAAGAAGACTCATTGTTTATTTCTTTGTTCAGCGTAAACAATTTATTGTTGTTTTCATAGAAAAAAGTAGAGTTGTGCAACTGTTCGATTTCGTCTTCAATATTGTATTTGAATTTTCGTTTGATTCCCAAGTAACTTCCGTGAAATCCAATGCCATGTATAAAGTTTTCTTTGGTGAGTAGTTGGGAAGACAAATAAGAAAAAAAACTGTCGGTGTACGCAGAGTTGTTCACTTCTTCCAATTTAGGAAAAGAAGGTGATAGAGAAGGAAGATTAAAATCATAGGTAGAATACTTTCCGTTTAAATATTTCAATGGGTCCAACAGAGGTGAATATTTTAAAAAGATGGGCAATGTAATATTATTTTGAAATGTTCCTGTAGCAGTATTATATTCACCTTGTTGAATACTGGCTAATTCATAATCATTTTCTAAATTAATACTGTTCCAATTGGTAGTATTCAATACAAAAAATCTAGAATAGAGTGGAACATAATTTTGAGCGCCTGAAATGTCCAACACTGATTCCAATTCTCGTAGAAATGTGCTGTTTTTATTTTTTTTGTAAAACACCATACAAGCCAACTATACTTTTTATAGATAGTTTGAACTAATTAAGTTTCAATCACTTATTAATTTTATATTCCTTAAACATGACTTTAGAACTAAAAAAATTTAGCATGAGAGATATCAGTTTCAGACCGAATGAAAATAAAGGTCCCGTCATCGTCCTCATTGGTCGTCGTGATACCGGTAAAAGTTTCTTAGTTCGGGACCTTCTTTTTTACCAACAAGACATACCAGTAGGTACGGTCATATCAGGTACAGAAGCAGGAAACAGTTTTTACAGTGAACACATTCCTAAACTTTTCATTCATGATGAATACAACACCTCTATTATCGAAAACATATTAAAACGTCAAAAAACATGCATGAAACAAGTGATGAAAGAAATGCAAACTTACAAAAAAAGTAATATCGACCCTCGTACCTTTGTCATTTTAGATGATTGTTTGTATGATAGTGCATGGACCAAAGATAAATTGATGCGACTGCTTTTCATGAACGGGCGTCACTGGAAAATATTGCTCATTATTACCATGCAATATCCATTAGGTATTCCACCCAATTTAAGAACGAATATTGATTACGTTTTTATTTTGAGAGAACCGTACATCAACAATCGTAAAAAGATTTATGAAAATTATGCGGGTATGTTTCCCACGTTTGAATCGTTTTGTCAAGTCATGGACCAATGCACTGAAAATTATGAATGTTTAGTGATTAACAACAATGCAAAAAGTAACAAATTGACAGAACAAATCTTTTGGTACAAAGCGGAAAACCATCCCACGTTTAAGTTAGGGTCGAAAGAATATTGGGAATTATCCAAGAATTTGCCGGATGATGATGATAATGATACCTATGACCCGTCAAAATCTAAAAAATCAAGCGGTCAAACCATTCAAGTGAAAAAATCTAAATGGTAAAATTGTTCTTGCAAATCTTTAAAATCCGTAAATACATGATGCCGATGATTTTCTAGAACGCATTTTTTGTGTAACATGGAATCTTTTTTGCAAAATAAATAATCTACCTTTCCAATGAGTTTGAAATCAGATAACCCGTCACCTAAATAAATAGACGTATAATTGGGTTTTTCATGCAACTTTATAATCTCTGTTTTTCGAATAGATAACGTATCGTATAATTTTACTTTCCATGTTTGGTCTTCATTGTAAGTAAAATCATTGCTGTAAATAATAGAGGGGTCGACAAACGGTAATACATGTTGAATAATCGTTTTAAACCCTGCACTTATAATATAAAATTCAATGTTTTATTTTTTTACCCAATCATAAAATTCTTTAAACGTTTCATCTACATCGTTGGCTAATGGTACAATATCATAGTGAATACCTTTAAACATTTCTAAGTAGGTTTCAGACGATAGTTTGTTTTCTATTGT